TTTATCGAATTTGATTGGTTCGGGACTCACAAACGCTTCCGTCTGTAATCTGGCCCGCTCAAAAGCATGACGAAACAATTGCTCGCGCCGCAATGCAACTACATCTTGCTGAGCAATAATCTTCGCTTTCGATGATCGCGCTTCGCGAACATTTGTTATCGCCCGGGTGATGGGATCATCGGGCCCGGGACTACGAAAAAAAGGCTCTTCCGCCGCACGGTTCGCCGCGCCGATTGAAGCAGTCAAGGCGCGATATCCCTCGGTCAAGCCGATGATGGCAGCCAGCGCCCCCGCCGCTATGAGCACCACCCCCGCCGGACCGAGCGTCCCGATCAGGAGTCGTGCGGCAATCGTCACGCCGGTTAAGACAATGGTCACATCGGAAAGCGCGCGCAGCAATGGTGATACCGCAGCCGTCAGGGCCAAGACCACCACCGCCATCTTGGTCACAGTCAGAATGGTATCGGCGTTCGCTTTGACCCAGATGTCGATACGGGGAAGCAGTTCTTTCAGCCGATCGGCCCACTCGCGAAGCGTTGGCGTGAATACCCCGCCGATGGTCTCCCCGACGTTCTCGGCGATATTCTTCAGCTGAGTCAGGCGCCCCGTGAACGTCTGAGTTTCATCTTGAGCCTGCTTGAACCCCGATTTCGCCAGATCGGTAATGAGCTTCATTTTCTCCGTGGCGTCGGTCGTAGTCCGCAGGGCGGGGATGTATCGCTGCAAAAGCAGGAACTGTTCCTCGCCCGCGAGCACAATGGCCCGCATGGCCTGAGTTGCGTCCAGGCCCGTCGCCTTGGCCAGCCCCAACGTCAGGCGGGTGACTTCGTCCAGCCGATCCGCGGTGACGCCCAGGTTAGTCGCTTGGGCAAACAGGCCAAGCACGTACTCGTCATCCGCCGTAGTGATCTGTTGCAACGCATTGGCCGCAGCCGTCAACTTTGTGGACCACGCGCCGACTTCTTGCCCGGTGTTGCGCAGCGCGGATTCCAAGTTGGCGACGGCGGTTTCCGACTTCGCCGCCAACGCCACGAACCCGCCGATCGCCCCGCTGCCCGCAAGCAGAAAGTTCCGAGCCGTGCGGCTGACGTGTTCCATTTTGGATCGTAGCCTGTCTAACGTCTTGACGGTGCGATCCAAGACCGGCGTGAAACGAGAGTCACGAGCAACGAGGTCTATGAATGCTTGAGCCAGACTCACGCTTTCCCTTTCGCGGCGTCGCGCATCGCCCGGTAAGCGAATGCGTCCTCAACACTGTCGAAGTGCATCTTGCCGCCGCTGTCGGCGTGCAAGGCGATCAGCTGTTGGGCGGGCGTCATGTCGGCGATCTCCTGCGGCGTCCAGTCGTACCGGGCCATCAGAGCGCGATAAGTATCGACTCTGGTTGCACTGGCGCCGCTTCGTCTTTTGGGTCGGGTGATTCTCCAGGCAGAGACACTTCATCGGCCCCAACGTCGTTAACGATACGCAATGCCTCCTGGGCTTTGTCCTGCAATGCCGGTGCGGACATAATCGCGAACACTTCATCTTCGGTTACGTGAGGCGAACACTTCCGCAGACTCAACCAGAACATTCGCGTAATGCCCCGCAGGCTGCCCATGATACGTACCCCGTAAGGGTGGCCCATCGTCAGCATGGGCAATTCACGGTAGGCATCCTTTAGGATTGCCGCGCGTTCATCGTCCTTCAGCCCGTCGAGGTTACTCCGTATCGCGTCGATGTAGGTGAATTGCAACCAGCGCTCAAATTCTCCGATGTCCCGATCAGTCAACGGCGATACAGTGAACGTCTTGTCGCCCAACGTGATCGTCAACGGTGAAGCCGCAGCTTTGGCTGTGTCACTCATTCGCGTTCCCTTTCGTTACGCCGCCGGCCACCAAATGCCGGTAGCCGGGTCGGTGATCGTGCTCTCCGGCGTTCCGTCATCATCGAACGCCGACCATTGCACGGGCAACGTCGCCTCCACGGGGGCGGCGGATTCGATGCCTACAGTCACACCCGTCAAGCCGCCGAAGCGAACGACCTTGAATTCCCAGAACAGTGTATCGTTGGTATGGACGCGAAGCGATTTCAGCGCCCCGGCGGCGGGCGGTATAGCAAGATCATCCAGGAACAGAGATATCGAAATCTCACAAGTCAGCGGCCCCTGAACACGCTTCGTCTCCGAGGCCGTGCTGCTGGATACGTACGACACATTCGCCGCCGCCAACGTAATGGTAACACTGCGGACATCGACGATTTCCGTCGCCGCGGTTACGCCCACGGCACCATATAGAACCTTGGCCAAGGCGCCGACATGTGCGGTTGGAACAACGACATCGGTAGCCGTGGCGACCCCCAAAGTCAAAGCACCATTCGCCCCAAAGTCGCAGGTGTACCCGATCGGGCGCTTACCCTCAATGTCGATGGTCACAACGACACGAGAAACCATACTTGCCCCGACGGCACCCTTGCCGTTACCCATGTTGCCGGTGAACGCGAAGGCCGACCCCGGCTTGAGCGCCACCGGCGGGTTGCCGTATGCTCGGAATGAGCCGTTCCAGTCTTTGTTTCCAGCGAGTACGACTGTTCCGAGTTTGGTTGAACTCGACGAGTAACCCTGATCGTCGGACGTATAGTCGATGGACCATTCGGCTACGTTCGTCTTGCCGTTCACAACTCCGTTGATGCCGCCGATGACTGCCATTGTTCATACTCCCTATGCGTCGGCCAAGAGATCAGCCGTTCTGAATTGCATTTGAACTTCGCACGACCAGATGGCCACCCAGCCGGTTACGCCACGATTGTAGTCCTGTTCGTTCATTCCCTCGTTCACCGCTACGGGGTGGCACACGACAACGAACGGATGCGTTTTCCATGTGAGCGTCTGTAGGGCTGTCGCCCAATCGGCCATTGCCCGCAAAAGCTCCCACTCGATCGGGAACAAAGACACCTGCAACTGTTGCTCGCCGGTCGCGATTCCATACTCAAATCGGATCGTCCACCATGTAGACGAACTGGTACGCTGCACGTGAGGGGTGGCCTGACGAGGAACAAGGCGAAGCTCCGGCAGGTCCGCCGTCCCCACCGTCGGCTTCAACGGCTCGCGAGAGTCGCCGACAAAGGACACACGATTTCCCGGACGGACAAGATTGCAGAGGGCCGTGCGCCGCCAGGGCAGATCAAAGAGTGCTTCGTACACTTGCGTCAGTGGGTCACGTTCGGATGACACTTTGCTCGACGAGGCGTTTCATACCCCGCTCCATATCGGCAACCATGCCGTCTATCGTCCGCTGATCCGGTGGAACGATGATCTGGCGCCGAGGAAGATGCCCGGCTCCGGCGTTGTGAAACCCGGCAATGTCGGCGATAGACGCTTTCCCTTTGGGGTGCTTTGCCGGTCCGCCATACCCGACGCGAACGCCGAACGGTATCGACTCTTCGAGGGCTCCAGGTTTACGGGTGAACACCGGATTCAGGGCCGCGAAAAGTGTGCCGGTGTTGCGGAGAATGGAGACCACAAGAGCCAACCCGAGCGCCTTGCGTTTTGCGACACTTGCGCGAGTTGAGGCACCGGCCGCTAGACCCCGGAACTTGCCTTCCGTCTGTCGGCCCTCTGCCTTCCAGACTCTATATTTTGCCGCGATGGCCCTATCGACCGCTTGATCTGCCCGCATGTTCGCGGCCTTGCTCTGTTTGAATCCACGTCTCCGCCTGACGGTTGAAGCAGCCAACGGTGGCCATGTGCCATCTCCCTTACTCGCTCGATCGAACCGCTCCTGGGCAAACGCCCGATAGCGATGTGCCCATTGTTTGAGTGCATCGCGGATCGGACCTTTCCCGTTGCGGCGGAGGTCGTCGGCCAGCACGTCCTGAAAACGTCGCAGACCGCTCAAATCGAGAATGACTGTCGAATCAGCCATATCAATAGAGGTCCGTGGCCACGCGGTCCGCGTCGAAGTCGTAGACGTTCGGTCCGCTGTCGTCGAGTGTTTCGCCAGCCAGCCGGATCGTTCCGGCCTTTACTTCGCCGAGGAAGTCCACGGCTTCCTGCATATGGGGTTGCAAACGGTGCGTTTCGTTCTCGCCCTTGTCGGCAAACCCGCGCGGATCATAAAGATAGACCGCCGCGACCTGGGCCGCCGCACGAGTAACGCGGGCATGGGCAGCGACCAACGGGACCGCATAGGCCCCGCCGCGCAGAAAGTCGTTGACCCATTCTTCGGCGTAAGCCAGCGCCGCCGTGATTCGGGCGTCAATAACGGATTTCTGCGCAGCGGTCCCGCGATTCTCCCGGTCAGCCCAGGTTTTGACTTCGGTTTCTCCGAAGATCGTTTCAATGTCCACGCGAGTAGCATAGGCCATTGGTCACGTCCGATCTTTGAAGACTACGTGCTGCTATGGCAACGAATCAGACATTCCGGGATCGAGCACATCGGAATAGAGTTGGATTGCGTTTCCAACCCTTGGCCCGTACCGCGTTCGTCCAGGCGATACTGTTTGGCGTTGAGCAACCGACCCGGAAGCCCCACGGTCTCTTCCCATGTCGCGGGGGCGGAGGCCATGACGAACAACTCCGGCACACCGACGGGGAACATGACGGCTTCCGCGTTGGGCAGGAAGTACGTTGAACCGATTTTCGAGCGATAGCGATAGAACGTGACGCCGTTGTACTCGAAGCCGCGCTCGCCAAGATCGTCGCGCAGGAAAGCCCCATCCTGCCACCGATCAAACGCCGCCTTGACGATGGCGTGATTGGTGAAGGAGTTGTAGAACGCACCGCCACACAGACAGACGAGTCGCGTGTAGCCGATCCCGCCCATCGCGTCGTCGATGGTGTTCCTGCCGGTGTCGATCTTGCCCTTGATGTCCGTCGTCGCCGTCCCGAAGACGAAATCGACAGATGTTTGCGTGAGGCCGAGGATCGTCCAGAGGTCTGCAAGCAAGGTCGCGGTAGCCCCGTCATACACTTTCCCTTGCAGCGCGCCGGCGTAATGAAATTCGTGAGTCAATTCATGGCGCCAACGCATCGACTGGAGTTTTTCCAGCACGATCTTGCCCACGGTATCGACCATACTATCCGTCCCGAACGAGCGGATACCGATGAGGTCAGCGGCCAACACTTGATCGTTGTGCCGAATGTGCGGAACGGACACTGGGTAGATTTTGCGACTCGGATCGGAACCGACCGTACCCGGAGCACCCCAGGGAGACGACGTAAGCAGCGTGTAGGTATGCCCACGACGCTCGATGTACGCGGTCTTCTCCATGATGCCTTTCGGCTGAAAGAGATTCATCCGAGTAATCATCCCTGGTCGCTTGGCCAGGACATTGATTGCGTTAGTCAGCGATGCGGTGGTAAACCCATCCGCAGAGAAAACGTCGAGAACGCTCATTGTGAAACTCCTTGACTTGTCGCCCGCGTCTCGGGCGCTTTCGTTGTTATCCGATGACGACGATGTTATTGATTTCCAACGCCGTCTTTGCCGTAGCGGCCGTCTGGCCGTTGTAGTTCAGCTGACTTCCATCCACCGTCCCAAAAGCCAACACGGTGATGTACTGTCCCGTAACAGTGGTGACGTTCTCCATCGCGATATACTTTGCATTGGCCGACGCAGTAATGCGTTGCACCTTTCCGGTAGCAACTTCGAGCACGTCTCCGACCGCGAAGATCGTCGCGTCTTTAGCCAACTTCGCGCGGCGCGAAAATAGTTCGTTTGGTTCATACTTCACCACGTCGCCTGGAGTTTTCGCTTCGGTAAACGCCATGATGCTTAGATCATGCCTTTCGCCATGCGCTCCGCCATCGCGTTCAGTCGCGAGGCACCGTTACCCGCCGCGTTGCTCAGTTTCACGAGTTCCGCCGTCGTCTGAGGCCCGGTCAATTCTCCCATATGGACGGCGCGCGTGTTCTCCTCCAGGGCCGCGAGCATCAGGTCGAGCGGGGTATCCGCCTCACCGGCCACAGACAGCGACGCACGGATTAAGCCGTTGTCTGCGCCGATGAACGACGCTTTCAATTTGTCCACAACGGCGGGGGTGATCTTACCGGCCTTAACCAACGCATCGGTCTTCAACCCGAAGTTCGTGACGGCCATCTTCACTAGAACGGCGGGGACCGCCTCCGGCTTGCCCTTGGCGGCGCTCGCTTCGAGTTCTATCGCGCGGGCCTTGGCTTTGTCGCGTTCGACGGTGGCGGCGTCGCGTGCCGCACTGACGGTCTTCAATTCGGTGCCCATCGCTTCCGCGCGGGCCAACAGTACCTTTTCGGCGTTGGCGTCATCGAGCTTGTCTTTGATGCCGAACGCGGCTGCGATCTTCTGCACGTCCATTATGTGTGTCTCCTGAAATTGCAAACTTGCCGCAATGGGCACGAAACCACCAAGGCCCGAAACGGCGGGCCGGGTTGTAAATACGATTGAAGTAATGGGATGGTCGAACGTTTGCGATCCAATATCGAGCCGAGCCTGAGTTTCAATCGACACGTCCGCACCTCGGATGAACGTATCCACGTCCAGTCCCGTTGGCGTGTTGGTTTTCGGATCTCCGGGAACCCACACCTCCGCGCTGGCAACGAGCGTATCACCGTCGCGCCATAGCTCCTGCACCCATCCTCGATTGTTGTCCGGGTCGTCCGCCCTGCCGTTGTAAGCATGGGTAATAGGCATCGGGACTTTGACGCCTGCCTTTTTCATGGCCGCGAACTGTTGGACCCATCCGTCGAGCATCGCCTCGGTCACATCGTAGGGCTGTTGATCTACCAGGTTCACGAATCGACCGACGCGCATGACCTCTTTTCGGAACGTTCCGTGGAGTAGGTCGGTCGAAGCGGCGAAGCGAAGCCAGCGATTGTCGCCAACGTCCAGCGACCCATGCAGCAAAGTCAATCCCGCTTTCGTCTTTCCGGCCCACTGGGCCAGACAGACGGCGTAGCGTTGTTCACGGTCATCGAAGTCGCCGACCATGACCGAATCCCCCATACACCGGGACATGAACTCGTCTTTTCCTTCGTCGAATGTCGGACTTGGCATCGGCATCGCAGACCTCGTGAACCAAAAGCAAGGGGGCCGCGAAAGTCTTTCGACCTCCGCGACCCCCGTTAAAGGCAGCGGCGTTAACGGCGCCTCGCAGGTAGCTACTCCCGCTCACGCCCACGCTTTTGGTTCTTGCGTCAGACTCTACATCGTACCCCCCACGAAAGTCAACACTCTTTTCTACGCCGCACGGAGGGGGGCTGACCCGGACCCCGGATTGAACGCGAATCCTTTGTCCGGCTCGACGACCATTTGCCTATCGCCGACTTCAATCGTCGCGGGCGGATTCACCACTTCGCGGGGTTCAAATATTTCGATCGTCGAGCACCGGCACGCCCACCCGTTTGGTGGCCAGATCGTTTGCCAACGCGGATCATCTTTCGGCAACGTGGTGCCTTCAAGGGCCGCGTGCGTCGGGCGTACGCGAGAATCGCCCACGGTGACGTACGTGAACCCCCAGAGAATCTCCTGCACGACGGGGTCTTGTGACTCCGCCCACCTCCCAGCCTGATAGTTCATCTGCATTTCGGTCCGGTAGAGATTCTCGACGGTGAACGAGTTGCGGGGCGATAGGCCGCAAGCGTCGAACGTGTCGCGGATGATGCCCATGCCCTCGCGCACGTGCGCCCCCTCAGCCGCGATGCGCTCCAGGGATTCCCGCATTGCTCCGGCGAATACCTCTTCGAGCTTCGCGAACCGCTGTTGCTCGATCCGCGAGGTCCAGGAGAGAACGTGGGCGAGCACGGAATCCGTCAGTTGCAGCCCGCGGCGTAGGGCGTTGAGTTGCGCCAGCGGGAGCGCCGCGGCGATCTTAACCCCGTGGGGGTTTCCCGGAACCCGACGAGCCACCCGCGCCATGCCGGTCAAATAGGCCGCCTCAGCGTCGCGTTCCAACAGCGGCAGCAAGCGGCGAAGCTCCTTGAGGCCAGAGTCCAACGGCGATCCGTTGCCCCGACGATAAGCCGATATTGTCGCAGCCAGCGCACGAGTCATCACGGATCGGGCCGCGATCTGGCCGACGCGGACCAATCGCGACGTGTCGCGATCGTGTTGACGTGCCTGACGGCGATCCGCCTCACTGACCATAGACGGCTCCCATCGCCGCAGCGGTTTCCGGCTCTATCCCAGCCAGCGCTGGCGGCTGCGTCTCCCTGCGTTCCTGGATCGGAAGCGCCGGGATGCCGAGTTGGTCGCGGAGCGAGTCCATGTCGATGGCGTCGGCCTCATGCAGTCCGGTCAATTCGTTGGTCAGCAGCGTCGCGTACGCCTGCACGAGAATGTCGCGTTTGGAATCGGCCAGCGGCGAAGCGGTCAACGTCACGGCTCCCTTGGCTTCCGGGCCGAAGTTCAAGACAAGCAGCGTATCGACGACCTGCTCGCTTATTTGTCGGGTGATGGCCCGATGTATCACGTCCAAATGAGTAAGGGCTAGATCGGCGTGAACTCCTGCTTCTGCTTTTGTGCCGAATTTACCCTCGGTGATACTCCGCTCCGGCAGCAACATCGCGCGGACCATTTGTGTGTCAAGGTATTGTAGACGGTTCGTGAAACTGGACTGCTTGGGAGACGAATCTCCGACGAATGAAATGTCAATCCTGAAGTCTTCGGGAACAAGGAACGCCCCAGACGCTTTCCATCCGTCGAGCATGCGCGTGGCCAACTGCTCGCCGGTCATCTCCACGCCATTAACCGTTGTCCGCGCTCGCGGGTAGACGATTTTGAGGTGCGCTCCGGCGATCTTCTCGTCATATCTGCGTGCCGCGTTCGATGCGTTCTTGCTGTTGTTGTACGACAATCGAGTCGATTCCAAGAACGACGTGCCGTACCAGTTTGATCCTTCGACGCGAAACGTAATCAGCACGGAGTTCTCGCGGGGAAGTTGCACGCGCTGATTTTGTTCTTGCAGAAACCCGGCAAAAGCTCCGTTATCCGTTTTGACCAAGATACTCGTTATGTCCACGAGCAACGGTTTCAATTTCTCGACGATGATGCGTGTGGCGCCGTCAACTTTGCCGTTGGCGAGCACGAACTCAAACGGTGCCCAGCCGTAGTCGATCAGGGAAAGCACGACGGAATCTACCAGCGTTTCACGTATCGGGAATAGTTGGCTCTCCACGAAGTCCACCCATTCTTGAGGTGCCCCTTCGCGAGCGTCCGTTCCCCAACGACCATTCGTCACGGGCGCGGCGATATAAGCGCGGGCAAGGGCGATCGTCCCATTCTGCCGCATCTCGCGATAGGTGTTAAGCGTTCCGCCCTTCGCCCAGATGGTCTGCTCCTGTAGCGTACCAACGGACTGTGCCCCGGTTTGCTCGCCCTGGTCAACGAAAATAGTCACTCCGCCCGGTGTTTCCTCAGGCATAGTTCACCTCATTAAGAATGCGGATGTCGCACAGCGAATCCGTATCGAACCCGACCGGGAATTCCTGACATACGATGTAGCCCAGCGCATCGCTCGCATGAGTCAGGGTGCCTATCTTGGACGCCTCTCGGCTCCCGGCTTTGTACAGGCACGATTCTAAGTCCTCGATCAAGTGTACGCACGATGGGTCGATGAACAAGCGGCAATCTCCGCGGGCGTTGCGTAGGAGTGCGTTTACCGCCGCGTACCGATCAGCCACGGGGGGATTGGAGTCTGGGTAGCGAATGGCCCGGCCGCGCAACGTGAAGCCCTCATGCTTCTGAATATGCGTATAGTCGGTATCGCGAGCCGCCGTCTTGCGTGCCGATCCGGTGGCGTCTCCGTAGAAAGCGAACCCGCCGGGGTGCGCACTGTAGCGTTGCCAGGCGACCTCCAGAGCCATTGGCGTGTTGGCGTTGTGTAGGTACAACTCGTCGAACACGTACAGGCAGCCCTCGACCTCCTGTGCGAACACCCAGGCCATCGGGTCCACGTTGAAATCGCTGCCGATCCAGATCGGTTTTCGTGAGTCGAGGCTACACTTGCGCAGGTGCAGTTCCCGCGAGAAGTTGTAGTAGATTCCGCCGGAGGATTCTTGCCACTCTCCGCCTATTTGTTCCGCATAGTCGCGAGCGTCGAACGTTCGGGCCGCGTGCTCACGGGCCGCAAGCGGTATCACGTCCTCCGCCGACCATTGAAATGCGACCGTGTTTGGAAGTTCTCCGCATTGCGCCATGCGAAAGTTCTTCTTAAATTCCTGCGCCCCTACCCCTGCCCGCTTGGGCGCCCCGATCTGCCAGAGCCACCCCATGCGCGTGCTGAGGGCAGGCATGACGCTTATGTCCACCGTTTTCGGCCAAATCTCTGAACGCTCGTCGATGATTCCTCCATCCCATTGCACTCCTTCAATGCGTGCCGGTTCGTCCAGACTGACAAGGTGAAGTTCCGAACCGAACACGGTCTTGATGATGAGTTCCGATAGGCTCGGTTTGCCAAGCAACCACGCCCTGGGGATCAGGCTTAGGCAACGATCCCATGCGATCTTCTTCACCTGCTGTCGCGTCGGTCCGGCGTAGAAATACAATGCCGGACGGAACTGACGCCGCACGGGAAGGTGGCGCACGATCTTACGACAGGCGATCTCACTCTTACCGCCGCCTCGTCCAGCCACGATGTACACGAAACGGGATCGGCAGCGATAGGCTTCGGCCTGTTGGGCGTGATGGCGCAACTGATACCAACCTGGAGTAAGCATCATGGGACCGCGATGTTCTCGAACACGTGAAACAATAGAATCGCCGAATGGAAAATGTTGCCGCCCGTGAACTCTACGCGGGCCTGAATGCGCCAGTCGCCGGAGGCGCTAATGTCACCAGCGATAGTGACATATTTGAGTTTCCCGTCCGTTCCGTCGGTTACAAAGACCGCCGTTTTCTCAACGCCAGTCCCCGCAGGGTTTTCGATGATGATCTTCTTAACAGTCGCGGCGGACACGTCGAACGGAATCCCCGCCTGATCGGTCATCGTCAGAACAAGCGATACGCCAACGTCTCCGAGGTGTAGTTCCGGGTCAGTCATGTTTGACGCCTTCTGTCGCGAGTGGACTCGTTCTCACAAACTTCATTTCTGCGCCGATCCACGTCCACGGCGGCGGGCCTTTTATGCCGAGTTCAGTTGCACACGCCTGAACGAACACATCGGCTTCTGCTTTTGCGTCCGCAATCGCTCGTAAATAGAACGGCCAGGACAGTTTTTGAGACGGAGTTAGGTGACGTTCTTCTGTCTGGTGTTCAACGCTTCCGTTGTTCATGGTTCGACCCTTATCTTGATTCTACCGTCCGGCCTCGATATC